TAAGGAACGGTTCGTCCTACACCGATAAGTTCCGCGACCTGTCGCGCACCACCAAGATCGCTAACCAATTTTTTCAGATTGAATTTCATCATTGCCTCTTGTTCGGTTGTGGTGGATGTGTTACTAACGACAACCACCGCAACTATCAAGGGTCAACTTTAATATGACGGACGAAATAATTTATGGTGATATATCGCTCGACCTTATCCCCGCGCAGAGTAAGAGTGAACGATTAGCGGGGCATGCCGAGGCATATAATAAACTCGCTGCCGACTTGGATTTAATCAAAGCCAAGATCGACTATGTAAAAGCACAACTTTTATCTGACTTGCCAGAAGAATACGGAGAGTGGGAGATACCACTAGCCGAAGGCGGGCGGGTAAAAATTTCCACTCCCGAAAAGTACGATTGGGACAAGGCCGCACTTGCCGAAATGTTTAAGGATGGCGACCTTCCCGATTGTATCTCACAAAATTTCACAGTCAGTAAGGCAAAGTTTGATGCCGCCACTACTGACTTGAAAGATCGGCTGACACCAGCCCTCACCATCAAGCGCGGCAACGCCGCTATAAAGGTTCTCAAGACATGAAAATTAAACCATTTAAAACTAGCGATGTGAGTAACATCGCTCTCAATATCCTTTTGTATGGGCATGCGGGCTGTGGCAAGACCACCCAGATCGGCAAGATGTATGACCGATATGGAAAAGGATTAGTGCTGTCCGGTGAGGGCGGGCTGACTTCGATCAGCGACAAAGAAATAGATTACCTTCCCTTCTATTCCTTTGACCATCCGGTAGATAAAAAGGTGCATCCGAATGGTTACAGCTTTATGGATATAATGGGTTATATCCGATCCCCAGAATTTGCAGACCAAGGCTACAAATGGATTGCTGTCGATAGTATAACCGAGTTGTCGCGCCGCGCGTTTATGGAAGCTGTGGCAGAGAACCCCGACAAGAATAACAACTTCAAGCCATACCAGATTTATACGCAAAAGCTGGACCCGCTTATTGGTGATCTGCGCGATCTGCCTATCCACACGATTGTTACCGCCCTTGCCGCCGAGGAAACGGATGATAATGGGCAGACACATTTCTATCCAATGCTTCACCAGAAATCTAAACAAAAGAAATATGCGGGTGACTTCGATCTTGTCTGCGGAATGGTGACTAAGACCGCCGAACAAGACGGCAAGGTGAGCCTCAAGCGATACCTGATTTGCGATCAAGTGCATGGCTGGCATGGAAAGAACCGTGACCCACACCGCCGTATCAAAGCGGTTGAAACGGTCAACGATGTAACGGAATTAGTCGAGCGTTTGCGCTCACCAATCACAAAAGGAATTGCGGCATGAATTACTTAGATATTGATTTAGATAGTGTTGACGTTAGTGACGCTGGCGGCATGTCGATGCTGCCCGATGGGTCACACGAATGTTTGATTGAAGCCGCGAAGGTGACGGAAACTAAAAATGGACACCCGCAACTTGAGGTTAAATATAAGAATGATCAGGGCGTAATGACCCAGTGGATTATTTTTAATCATCCAAGCGCAGAAGCGACCAGAATTGGTCGTGAACAATTAAAAAAGTTACTCAACCATCTGGGCTATAAAGGGGCCAAGCCGCCAAGCGTTGAATGGTACAGTGGCAAGCCGATAGGGATTACCGTGCGCTCTAAATTAGAGCAGGGGAAAAACACCACGCGCGTTACCAAAACTTTCACAGTCGCCGCGACTAATGCTACGCCGCCGGTAGATGAAGATGAAATTCCTTTTTAAAAAAAATGGAGCATCCGGTACACCCAATAGCAAGCGAAGTCGTGGCGGCAATCGACCACGGCTTTGCTGAAACGGCGAGAAAGAAAGGTGAGAAACCCCGATGTTATATCGGGGCTTCTACCGGACATGAGTGCATCGCCAAAATGCAACTATCTTTGCGGGGCGCACCTAATGATCCAGTAGACCCGCGCACCCAGAGGATATTCCGAGAAGGTCACAGGCTAGAGGATCAGGTCGTGCGTGATATGAAGCGCATGGCAAATGTCAGGGTGTACGAAAAAGACTTAATGACGGGGCGGCAACACCGCGCCGAGTGGCTTGGTGGGCATGTGGTCTGTCACTCGGATGGGCTGGTGGATTTAGAGGATGGGAGCCAACAGCTTATCCTTGAGATTAAATCTATGAATGATGCCAACTTTAAGAAGTTCAAGACCTACGGGGTCAAGGCGTCACACCGCCATTATTATTCGCAAATGCAAATGATGATGGCGATGTTCAAGATTGAGCGATCCTTCTTTATTTCTTACTGTAAAAACACCAGCGGATACCATGCCGAGATTGTCCCTTTCGATCAGGAAATGTGGGACGAAATCTATAGCAATATCCAAGCGGCACTAGACGGTCACTCATGGCGTGTATCATCCACCCCTAACGATTGGCGGTGCAAGATGTGTTTCAAGCGCACACAATGTTGGGAGAACCCCGCGCTAAATCCAACCTGTCAAATGTGCAGTCATTCCAGACCGGATGATGACGGGGGATTTACTTGCAAGCTTACCAATCGACAAGAGAAAGAAGCTTGCGGGCAATACGAACAGATAAAGATGGAAGCAAAATGAACAAGACCAGTGGTGCGCCCATTATTTTTGAAGATTTGAAAAATATACGCGAGGCGATAATTCGCCGCAAAGCGGAGATAGAGTCCATCCAAGATCGGATCGAACAAATTGCTAGTGTCGGCGGTGATCAGTCAGACCATCCAAGTTATGACGATTACCACAAGGCCCGCATGAAACAAAAGCATGTCAAAGAAAGATTGGTCGAGTTGCAAGTCAGCGCGTCCGAATATGAAGTTGACTTATTAGAATTAAATTACTTGAAGGGGCTAACAAATGTCTAAAACTTTAAGGCGCAATAAAACACTCGACAAAGCGAAGGCTCTAATCAATGGGCCGAGAGCCGAGGAATACGGCGAAGCCCTCACCACGCATAGAAATATCGCTACCGGATGGAACATCATCGCCAAAAATGCTTTGGCGTTGCATGGCGAAATCACAGCGGGTCATGTCGCCCTTATGATGGATTGGGTCAAGACCTGTCGGCTCTGTCACACAATATCATCAGAGGATGGTTGGCTGGACAAGGTTGGGTATAGTAGCTTGGGCAGTGAATTTAGTATTGCTAAGGACACTAAGGACAACTAAGGTTGCCTTGTTCCTCATAAGAACATTCTCCAATACTACGAACCCTCGCCGCGCAAGCGGCGGGGGTTTTCTTATCTGGACGGTGGCCCAGCGACAGTATCCACAATTTTTTCTCGACCAGCAGAAACTTGACCGAGGATCGGCACTCGGCTGACTGTTTCGCGCACCGCCGCACGGGTCTTGCCCGTTGTACCCTCGCCAGTGATAGCATTGCTTGCCGCATCTTGTATGCCCGCGAGGACCGTTGAGGCGTCAAAGAACAACCCGCTGGTCGGACCCAAGACAGTTTCCATCATCCTGATTTGACCGTATGCACCATTGTCTAATTGGTTGGCTGTGTCATAGAGCATTTCGCCAATGATACCCAGACCACCCATTGTCATAAACCCGTCGAAGTACCAGCCTAAAGCTTTGTCAGTATTCTCGCCAAGCTTACCATCCAGTGATGCAAAGGTTTTAGTTATACGGCGATCCCGTGTGTCGAACTCGCGGTTGTCCTCACCGCCCCGACCCTGCACAACGTCCTTGATTGTGGCTGCACCAAATCCCATTGCTGGGCCAGCCGTCATGTAAAGCAATGCTGGCGCATAATTTGGATCGTCTGATCTTGCCGCCTCACTGTAAGCGTACCGCCCCAATCTCAGCATTTTAAGCGGGAAACTTTTGAGTTGAGCAATCACCGCACCCGTTGGGCCGTTGGCCCACTGTGGTAGGTCATTCATGTTCGGCGTAAAGATACTTTCGTTTGAAAACTTTATGATCGCGTTTTGAATATCTCGGTACTGTGGGTTTTCAGCCTCAGTTCCCGCCGACTTCATAATCATGTCAATGTCCATCGCCTTACCATCGACCAGATTAGTCAGCCCGAAATAATCTAGGTTTCGTTTGGCGATCCTACCCTGTCGAGTGTTGGGGGCTTCCCGCGCGATCCTAGTCTGCGCCTTGAAATGCTCATAGGCTGTAGCCCCTGCCAATTCGCGCATCATGTTTGTCCAAGGTGTCAGACCTGTAGCCGTGAAGAACCCTGTGCTGAATTTGGTGGCATCAACCCCATAGCCTTGTGACATTCGCTGGTGGACAGTGTTCTCAACTGCCACACCGACATTGCGTATCATGTCACGATACGCCCCACCCGCCACGGGGTCAGACATAAACTGACCAAGCGCGGCGGTCCAAGCCTTGAAGTCTCCCGACCTGATCAATGGAAGTACAAGGTCGCCCAGCGATGTGAGCGTGGTGAAGGATAGCAATGTCACCCCGTTTACCATCCGCAAAGCAGACGATAATCGCCGCGCACTAGCCGAACCTTGTGGCCTTCTCAGGATCAACTCGCCGTATTGCTCGGCGTGTTTCACGTTATCGTCTGATGGTACGCGAGTTAAGCCATTAGTGTCGGTCAGTGCGGCGGCTATTGCTTCCGCACGTTTGCGGAAGTTACGCCGCATGGCATCTGAAAATTCGTCGCCCATGCCGTCACCCTGCAACAGTTCCATTATGTCACGGGTCAGGTCATCTTGGTTCGCCCCAGACCGTGCTTTCTGCAAAAGCCGATCAGAAAAGAACTCAGCGTTTTTCTTTGAAGCAAACGGTGGCTTAAACAAAGAGGTCGTGAATTTTTCTTTCAGCGCACCCATGCCCTCTATATCATCTTCATCCGGACCTTGAAAAATATGGCGATCCTTTGCCATAATTTTGTTTGACGATAGCAGACTAGCGATACCCTCTGGCCCGTTGCGGATCACTGCAATGTAATCAGACAAAGCATGGGCACCTGGGCCGTACTTAGTTGATATATCTAGCCGCCGTTCTGCGTTGTCAGAATACTTCGACATTACCATCATTAGATCGTTCTCAAGGAACGCACCAAGATCATCGGCTGGTCGAGTGGGGTCTGTGAACTCTTTGCTTTTGTCCAGCCTAATCAATCGGGCATAGTCCAAGTGATCGTCGGCCCCGCCAAGCCCCTTGGTCGAAAAGATATTTGGCTTCGGAAACAATACCCCTTCATCTTTCAAAAGATTAGACGCCACATCTTGCGCTTTTTTCAAAGCTTGTTCATCTGTCAGTGTACGTGCAGTCCCAAATTCCCTTTGATGTTCAGCGAGGAAATAACGGGACAGCATTTGCTCAAATTGTGGACGCCGTGCCTCAATCAAATCAGTGCGCCACACTTGAGGGAAGTAATCTTTTGTTATATCCCCTATGATCTCGCCCGCCGCTGCCATACGGCCCCGCATGTCATCGAAATATTTGCGCGAGATATTGTAAACCTTCCGCTCTGCCGGTTTAAGACTTTGAACCTTGTCCGAGTTACGCATTGCAGCGGCGATACGCTCATGGGATTTAGGTTGTTGCTGCCGCCGCGCGGGGGTAAGCCCAGCAATACGACCAAAGGTATCCGTTGTAGATTGTGCCATTTGACCAATGCCCATATCGAACCACCGACCAATGGCATTTCTGCTGTCAGGTAATTCATTAAGTGCTTTGGTCAGCGGGATCAAAGTGCGGGCCATGTTGCCGTGTACCCGCTCAAAATGCCCACCCGAACCGTCCTCTGGCTCGGCAAATTCTGAGATAAATTTCATACCTGATTTGGCGATGATCTGAGATTGTGTTTTAGTGGTCGCGTGTGTGCGTTCCCGTATGACCTCGGCATCTTTGTACGAAAACTTTTTCCGGTTGCGGAGATTATTTACCGCGCCCAGATATTCTTTATCAACACCAGCTTGTTCTAGCTGACCGGATACCATTTTGGTTGCCGCCTCACCCGCATCAGTGGCGATTGTCGCCTCTTGAACAAGGAACGAATTAACCCCTGCTAGAGTATCCCGCTCACCGATGATTGGTTTGGCATTTACAAAGTCGCCGCTTGTTGCGGCTTTGACATTGCGCTGATTAAGAACAACGGTTTCACCGTCTAGGGTCAGAGTAGAATGACCCGCCCGCTTTATCGTGCGGCGTAAATTTTCGACACTGCCAGCTAGACGCGCCAGCCCGTCAAAGACTTCCTTGCCATCCAGCATGCCGAGGTTGTCATTGATGTAAGTGTCGATCTGTTCCGCAAGGTCAGGTGTCCGAGCCTCGCGTTTAAGCACATCCACGATCCCCTTAACCACATCGTCTTTGTAGGTCATGCGGCGGGTGAAGATTGCGGGCTTGCTGTCCCGCACGAACACTGGTCGAACACTGGTCTGATCTGGAATACCGAACCGATCCATGTTTTCACCGACCACATCACCGAATGTATAGTGATCTATTAGATCATTTGCCGAGCCATCTTCGCGCATACCAAGGATACCTTTACGAACACCTTGAAGTTGGTCAAGCCCTTCGGTCACGGCCTCACGCGCCCCCTCTGGGGTCGCCTCAATGATACTGTCACGCATGTTGCTGACTGTGTTGGTTGGGCGGGCCGTGATAAGATCGCCCCGACCCAGCAAAGGTGATCTGGAATTTGGAGAAACAAACATCATACGGATGTTATCATCCCCCGTCCAAGACCTGATTGCATCCTGTGCATCAATCGACAGGCTGGCAATGAAATCATTGGCGAAGTCACTGGCAAACTCTGCGGGAACTTTATTGTTGTAAATGCCCGCTGGTGATCCGCGCGATATAATAGCTTCACCAGCTTTCATATCGCCGTACATGGTGAGGGGTAAGAACCGTTCACGCGCGGCGGGGGTTTCGATTAGCCCGTTTAGAACGTAGGCGATCCCTTCCCGTATTGAGTTGCGGGCATCGTCAAGAGCATCCTCGGTTTCGTACCCTTCAACCTCAGACAGCCGCTCTTTGATCTGTTTCATAATTGTGCGATCTGTCTGCATATCAGTATCTTCAACCATGATCCGAGACATGATTTCATCCGCATCAACGCCCATGCGAACCGCTGTTTTTTCTAGGTGACGGCGAGTGCCACTAGAAATAATATTGGTTTGGAATAACATCGTGGTCAACTCTTTGACCGATTGGGTAATGTCCGAGTTGGATACCACATTTGCCGACAGACGCCGCATTAACCCACGGAAGTCATTAAATTCTTCACCTTTAGTAACAGGGCTGATCTGGTGGCCCAGCGCAATGACCCGCTGTGCAATCTTGCGGGCGGCTGTTTCTTTGGCTGGGGTCCGAGCGGTAATTTCACTCAGGAAACTAGACAGGACAAACGGGGTTTTGCCACCGATCCCTGTTTCAGTCTCAATGCCACGATTGAATATCCCCTCAACCTTGATCGCATCAATAACCGCTGGCTGATCAGGGACAGTGGGCGATGTATATACACCCATGTTGCCAGATTTGCGGGTGAACTCATACGCCACATCTTTCAGTTTGTCCTTGTTACCATCCCCAAGCAATGCCTCACGGAACAATGCGGCAAGCTGGTCAATGTCAGCATTTTGATATGGACCCTCTGCCACAACCTTACCCAATGCTTTCGCTTTTTTGGTTTGGTTATAACGAAGTACATTTGCTGGCTCTAAGGTCGGCATTTGCGAGTTGATTTTTTCTTTGATCTTGTTCGCAATAGCCCTGCCGTCCTTGGTCAGCTTTCCATTCTTCATATAAGTGGGAAGGCTGCGAACCAGTGGCTCAATGTCCGGATAATCAGCGGCAAAAAATTCTGCCAAATCATCGGCATCATCCGCTATTTTCTTTTCGCCCATTTTCTTGACGGCAAGTTCCATTGTCGATTTGCGTTGACCGCGAACCCGCCGAGTGTTGGCTGTATTAGCGTCAAAGGTCCGAGCCTTATCCAACCGTGACCCCGCCTTTTCGCGGGCTGCAATGTTGACCACATAATTTGGAATGTCACCGTTGGTCGATTGATAATAAGCATCGTTCAAACGGGTCATTGTTTGATCAAGGGTGTCCTTGATGTAATCGTCATAAAGATTGCGAAGTTCCTTGTAGTCATCCAGACTGTATGACGTACCATACGTCCCTTCTTTCTGGTCAGGGAACAGGTTGTAATCAACCGATTGATTGCGTTGGGCCATCTGGTCAATCTCTTTAACCAAGCTTCTGATCCGCGCACCCAGACCGCCGCCCTGCAATGCTTTAAGCATGCCTGTATATTTCTTGTAGTCCTCGCCCTTGCTGGCTGCATAGAATTTTGCATTGGCCTGAGTTGCTGTGAGGCTACGGAGTTCAGCCGCGAGGCCGAACTTAGGCTCTTTAATCTTTTCGATGAAGGCAATGGGATCAGCATTATCTATTGCCCGTGTTAGTTCGGTTTTAAATTTCAACAGGTTATCATATCGAATTGCCAGCGTTGCGTCCAAGGCGTTCTTTGGCTCGACAGGACGGGCGTACCGCGCTTGCGCGGCTTTGTTTTTATTTTCGATAAGCTTGTTAAAGATCGGTTCCAAATCTTTGTCGATGATTGCCTTGCTCGACAGGGTTGCCCAGAGCCGCTTGGTCAGCTTCATAGCTTTTTCCCAGAACGAAGTATGAGGCCACATCATCAGGTCGTATTTGTGGTTCATAAACAGAGCGAATTGGTTGGCAAAATATTCGCTTGGATTGTCGAGCGCATTTGAGAAGCCAACAGATTTTTTAGTCCCTGCGATGTAAGGGGATTTGACCTGTATTTCAAACATGGCGTCCTTATCGCCGTCCTTGTAGAGCCGTCCACCCTCTTTATAAAACTTACTGATCGCGTCCCAAAATTCTACCTTGTCGCCGCTCGACAGGAGGTTGGCATAAATCCAATGCCCCAATTCGTGCGCGACAATGTGAGTTTCAGACAGACCCACCGTATCCTTGGTCTTACCAATCATTTCCGGATTTATTTCGATCTGGTTTAGTGCGGTGTTTCGGTCACTGACAAAGCGGCCTAACACGCTGGCATCCATATCAACCCCCTTGAATATCGGGGCCGTGCCATCTGGCACAACAAGACGAATTAGCTTGGAAATATTGGCGCGTGTGGTCGCACTTGCGCCAGCATAGATATTGTCAACTTGAGCCAAGCTAGTTGTAATGTCAGTGGAAGGTCGCCGCACACCATTCGGTGCAATATTCGACATAAGCGTGTGCATAGTCTGGATTGCCCGCAAGCGGTTGTCGTATGACAGGGGTACAGATTTGTCACCCACCTTGATGTTGGCATCCCAATCCGCATTTTCTAGCACAACTTCCAAGCTGGCAAGTTCGCGCAGTGTTACATCGTGGTTGTGCAAGTCTGTCGGGGCTTTAAGGTTTGGAACCAGATCAACGCCATTTGACCGCGCGAGATTGTAGGCAAAGAAAATGTCGTTAAGTTCCCCACCTCGCAAGCTGTAGGTATCAACAATAAGGTTGTCGCCTTGCGCCTCTAGGTCTAGCGGCTTTGGTGGCTCTTTCGGGTTTCTTGTATCCAGACCGCCAGCCGTGTTCGCTTCATCTAGCGGTTCAAAGACTTCCATCAACGCCTCGGCGTCTGTGCTGTCCGAGCGCGAGGATTTGGGTACATACCCAACGAACCAATCAGCCGCATCCTCAGTGCCGAGTAGTTGATCAGCGGAAAGGCCGCGCTTTATCTGGGCTTCCTTGATAATCCGAGCCGCAACTATGTTGCCGTCTGGATCAAACTGGCGGCGGGGAATGAGGGCAACGACTTTGTTGCCGCGCATATTTGGAACGCCAGCTTGCAAGCGGGTCATAACCTTGCCGCTTCTGCCGACCACTTCTTTTTTCTGTGGGCGAGACATTGCGCCTTCTGAGCGGGCGTCAAGAATGTCCACCTGATCTTCCATTTCTTCAACGGTGATCTTGCCATCTTCTGCCTGTTGGATAATTGCAGATTTTTCTTCGGCATACTGGCGGTCAGTATAGACAGGTAGAGCATCTTCATCGACCAGATATTTTTGGTCGGGGCTTACGCCAGCCGCCTTGAACGCACCCTCTGGTGTTGAGAAACTTTTACGCACGACAGGGGAATAGAATACAATGTCGCCGCCATCTGCCTTGCCGTCATAGAGGTTTTCGCCGCGATATGCCGTGTATGGATACAATGATTGCTGCACACCTTTCTTGGCATCAGACACGACGATACGCTTCACGCTCTCAAGCGGGAAATCTTTTGTTCGTGCGCCATACAGGGAAGTGACCGAGCGGCCCCCACCTATATCAACGCCAGCCTTCATCGCATAGCTTGGACCCATGCCCGCTTGCTTATACTCTGGGTTGGCAATTCTTCGGCCTGTTTCCATGTCGATGATGTACGGCGGTACGTCCTCGATTTTCTCCATAGATTTCTGGGTCTGGTCAGCCATCCGCGATGGGGTGGATTTCCCCGTGTCCATTTCTGTCCGTAGAACCCGATCAGGATTTGCAGCAGCCCCATCTTTTGCCCGCTGCATTTCTAAATTGTCTAGCCGCTTGCGAATTTCTGGCGTGTTGAATTTTGGGTACGCTCTTAACAAGCGTGTCCGAATATTAACAATCCTGTCGCCGTTTAGACCCGCCGCCATTTTCATCAAACGGCGAACAGCATCATCATCCCTATCATCTTGGCTTAGTTTAGCTTCATTCTTGGCAAAAGTTTTGCTCCCCGATCCGACAGGACCAATGAAGTCAGCGTCACCAGCAATCGGGACGTTTGCAATAGCTTTCTGTATGGGTCCAATGAATGAGCCATCACCAGCGGTAGGCAGGGACGGTCCTTGAACATCCGGAACCTCGACTTCGGCAGACGCGCGGGCATCATCAACAAACCTTTTGATTTGTTTGAGCGCAGTCCCGCCGATCTTGCGACCAGACGTTAGAGACAGTTTGTTTGCCGCCGCCATTTCATTGATTTGCTGGCGGGTTATTACGTCAGAATTTGACATGATAAGCTGTTCAAGCTGATCATTTACCTTCGCGCTAGACGCCCTGTATTCTACCGACCCATCACCTTCTGGAACGGGTGGCCCCTGCATTTCGGGCGGGCCTTGCATTTCTGGCGGTCCCTGCACCGGACGGTTCGGACCCTGCATTTCGGGCGGGCCTTGGACTTCTGGTGCGCGAGGCGGTCCTTGCATTTCTGGTGGACCCTGCACGGGGCGACTTGGCCCCTGCATTTCCGGTGGACCCTGCACCTCTGGCGCACGGGGCGGGCCTTGCATTTCGGGCGGGCCTTGAACCGGACGGGGTGGCCCTTGCATTTCCGGTGGGCCTTGGGCCTCTGGTGGGCGAGGTGGGCCTTGGACTTCTGGCGGTCCTTGGACTTCTGGCGGGCGAGGTGGCCCTTGAACTTCCGGTGGCCCTTGCATTTCTGGCGGGCGAGGCGGTCCCTGTAATTCTGGTGGACCCTGCACAGCGGGCATTTGTGGCCCTTGCATTTGAGGCGGGCCTTGGACGGGGGGCATTTGTGGCCCCTGCATTGGTGGCGGTCCTTGGACGGGCGGCATTTGCGGCCCTTGCATTGGTGGCGGGCCTTGCACCGCTGGCGGGCGTGGTGGCCCTTGCATTTCTGGCGGGCCTTCAAGAGCAGCGGGTCTAATACGCCGCCGCGAAACAATTTTGTTATATTCAGCTAGAAGGGTTTGGTACTCAGTCCGGATCGGCGTTGCATCCACACCTTCTTTAACCGCTGATTGCATCTGGGTTGCAAGATCATCTAGCCGCGCGTCCATATCATTCACTGTCGCGCGGTCAGCGTCTATCTTGGCTTGCTCGGCGGCAAGTTCGATCCGTTCCTCTGTCAGAACGTCAACATCAGCCCCATCAGTGGCGAGTTCGTTATCAATTCTGGTTAAACCACTTTCGATAGCGGTGCGGCGTTGGGTCAGGGTTTGACCCAGCGTTGTTGTCACTTCCCAGTTAGCAATGTCATCAGCATAATCCCCGCCGATCAGCTTGTTTAGGACAGGTATATTGCGACCTATCGCTGATGTGCCAGCATAATCAAGCGCACCGCCAGCGACACCGGACAGGCCAGCATCAAGCGCGACAGAGCGACCAAGACGCCCGTAATCAAATCCATCCGATAACCCCTGATCGACTTCGACACTTTGGTTGAGCGTATCTTGCAAGCCACCGACAGCACCGCCGATGATAGCCTCTTGTTTCGCCGCCGATTTTGCGCCCGCAATTCGGCCCGCCCGCCTCGACTGTTGGAGAGTATTACCCGCCGCCCGTGCAAGGCCGAAAGCTTGCTTGGCCTTGCCAAGTTGCCCAGCGACAGGAATTAAGTTTGTGGGGTCAAGTACAGCGGCCTTGCCGTAATCCCAAACCCGATCAAGCGTTGATCCGCGCATAGGCGCATTGGCCCAAATGCGAGATAAGCGACCAAGGCGGGCGTTATCATCCCCAGCCATGAAATTTTCAGCGGCGTTTGTTACTGCCCCCAGGGTATTAACATCGTTCCAGCGGCGATCAGAATAAAACTGGTCCCACATAGACGATAGATCGGTGAATGTTTCACCTTGAGCGGCGTAGTAATCCCGCACATCTTTAATAGCGTCATTGTTGGTAACAAGTTCCACACCGGACAGATTGACATAGCTGTAATCATCTTGCGCGGCTGGCTCCGCTCCCCAAGACATATTGAGGAAGTCGTTAATATCGTCCGACATGCTAGGTACTCCATTTAACCTGTTGCCAGATTAACGATTTGTACCCTGTGGATCGTCCTCTATTATCGGCCCATAAAGTCTTGCCACCTTTGATTTATCGCATCTTCAAGCCCGTCCATCCCAGCATTGAAGTCCTCGGCAAAGGTCGTGCCTTCCATCATTATGCGGGCCTCAGTTGCCGTTGGGAAAGTCAATCCCATTTCCTCGTAGATCGACCTCATAAACGGCTCATAGTTTGGCACGGTGTTCATCAAATTTTGGTTGCCCTGTAATAAAACCTCGGCTCCGCTTGGGGCTGCAATGGCCTCCAAGTATGGGCCAAATGCCAACTCACCCGTGGCGGTCTTTCCATTATAAAGCATGGGATTGCCGTACTGTGTGATCATCGGCACAGCTTGCGGGTTTGCCTTCTGCGTTTTCTGGGCTTGTTGATAGACGTATCCAAAGATTTGAGCGGGCGTCATTTCATTAGCTGTACCATTTCTTTTGGTAATCTGGGTATTTGTGTTGCCCGCGATTTGAGCAATCGCAGTTGTTTGAACAGTGTTGGCATCAGTCTGAATTGGTTGACCACTTGGATCGAGTATCGGCTGACCCTCCGCATTTGTTGCCGTGACTTGCTCTGGCGTAACATTAGAAATCCGCTGTACTTCTTTAAGCTTGCGGCCCTGTGAAGCAACCGCTTGGCTATTAGTGAGGTATTCCTGTGCTTGCGCGTCCAGCTTGTCGGCTTGAAGCAATGCGGCTTCCACTCTGGGTCTATCCGAAGAAAAGTGTGGGTGTGTGGTAATGGTCCTTAGTCGGTTGGCTTCATTGGTCAAGCGGCGGCTTTCTCCAACCAAGCGTCCAACATAAGATTGTGCCTCTAATCCCCATTTATTTATATCTTCAAATGTCCCTGCATCCGAGCGCGGCGACATATCTGGGTTTAGCAGTGCGGCGGCTTTGGCGGTCATATTATCTAAATCATCACTTTCAAACGAAGAAATTGATGCTTGCAACGTGTCAGACGCGCCAGTGATCCGATGATCCAGCGTTGTATCTTGGCGGCTAAATATGTCAGTCTTAGCCTTCACAATTTTTGCGAGTTCGTCATTAACAGCCGCAGAAAATTGAGCATATTTACCTTCATCCATGCCGCTAAAGTTCGCCAATCCAACATTGGTCAAAGCCCGCCGCATTGCGATTGAGTTGGCGTCAGTCGCGCCGAGATACGACATTTCATCAAGGGCCGCGAGGAAGTGTGACCTATCTAATTCAACCCCGACTTCCTCAAATGCCCCTTGATTTTCGCGCAGCTTATTGGCGGCGGCAACCCATTGGTTGACAAACGCGCTGTCCTTAATGTCGATATTCAGATCAATCGCGGTGTTTCGCAAAACACCAAACGCTTTATTGGCCTCAATGGTGGCGTCATATTTCGCACCTGTCACCGCACCCTTATCTGTGGCATCTTCCAAAGCCGACAAGAAAACGCCTTGAAGGTCAGCGGGCGTGACTTCGGTTGTTTGCCTGTCCTGTGTGAGTTCTTGTGTTTGTTTAAGAGCCGCTTGATCCTCTGCCAGATTGATTGCATCAAGGTCAGTCCGGTTTCTGTCGTTCCAAGCATCTACAACCGATTGCCGAGCGGTGTCAGTCACAAATTCTGGCAACACACCACTTGCCGCTATCTTATCATCATACTGTTTTAATGCTTCCTCTTGTGTAGAAAATTGGATGCTGTCCGATGATGCAATAGTTTGGGCAACCTCGTTGGCAAACCCTTGGGCTTTACTTGTCTCACCCGTTTGATAGAGGCCCAAACGCCTGTCAAATTCTTTGTTGCCGTTTGCAAAAGACGGCTGCAAATCGGCTTCCGTAAGCAAACCAGTATGTTTAGCTAAAAGAGAATTTTCTAAAACTCGCATTGCGTCCGGAGACAAAACATCGGTACTCATTGCCGCTTGCATGTGGGCGGCTTCTGCACTTGCAATAGCCGCTGTTTTAGCACGGGAAAGAGTACCCTGTTGGCTGGCAATTAACCTGTCGCCGTAAACGGGATTATACCCTTCCATTTTGAGTGCTTCTAAAGATGCTTGGTTGGGGTTTGCTGCAAACGATTGCAGCAAAGGCGCAGCGGTTTTGCTGTACTTCTGCCAGCCCATGCGATCCGCTGATGATTGAACCGCTGGTAGCATTTCTTTATCCAGCAAATCACCAAAAACCAACTCAACATTCGACAATGCTTTGTCGCTATCCATCGTCTGCAAAAGGTCAGACATATAGTTACTTGCCTCACCTACGATTTTAATGTTTTGCAGTTTTGTTTTTCGATCCCTTGCAGCGGAAGCGGCGGCTTGCTTTTGATTGTATGCAGCCACGTTGCTTTCCATCATTGACCTTGAAGGCAATGCCGCACGATAACCTTTGTTATTGCCCGCTAGATTATTCGCAAAGGCTTCCCTGTCGGCGGCACTTGCCGAGGGGTTACTCTTAATAAAGTCGCCATAAAGCGCAGCATTGTCTTTGCGCTGGGCGGCTATTTCCTTCTTTGAGTTGGAAACGCCCTGTTGAAATGCGCCAAAATTAAAAGCCATCTATCACCTACCATTGGTACTTACTTGACGCATCATTCCACCACTGGCCCAGCCCCGTTGCGCCTTGGTTAGCAAGGGTCTGTTGGTTCGCCGCCATTGTTGCGAGTGTGTTAATGCTATTGGAATTGCTTAGTTGCGCTTGACCGCCCGCCGAGAACGCAATAGGCGCACTCGCCTGTGTCACTTTCTGGTTAAGGAAATCATTTGCAAGCGTGTTTTCTGCACCCGCCAGATTAAGCGCGTTGGTGTAATCCATGATCGCCGTGTTGTTCCGCATACCTTGCTGTGCAGAAAGTTCGGCAATGTTGCGGCCTCTCATAGCGTTCTCATTAGTATAGTAATCTTGACCGTACTGACCCGCTTTAAGCGTGTTGCTCAAAGTCGTAGTGCCATAGTTTAGTTTATCTGTGGTCAGGGACCGCGCCATGTTTCGTTCAGCGTTAGTCATGTTTTGCTGGTTA